GGTGACGCGCGACCCCGCGCTTTCACTAGCGAAAAATTGGTCAAATGGTTTACCGTTGCTCCCCTACTGTGTGAAATGGAGGTGTAAAAAAATGGCCGGAAGTGACAAAAAACGTCACATAGCAACAAAGAACGTCACCAAAACAGCCTATGCGGCCATGAGAGGAGTCAGTCGGCAGGCAGTCCACAAGGCGATTCGCGAGGGCAAGCTCAAGGGGGCCGTGGATGAGCAGGGTCGAATCATCATCGCAGTGGCGGATCGCCTATGGGCTGCGAACACAGATCCGAGCATCGGTCATCACGGTCAACTCAAACAACGCGCTGTTCGATCCTCGGATGAGATGGTGGAGCGCGCCATCCAGGTTGGAGTTGATCCCAATGCCGTTCCAACGTTGCTGGAGTCAAAAACCTTGGAGGCGGCGTATCGCGCGAAGCTCGCTCAAATTGAGTACGAAGAGAAAACGGGAGAACTAGTCTCTGTGGAGCAAGTCAAAAAGGAGGCGTTTCGGCTGGCGCGCATTGTCCGAGACGGAATGTTTGGCATTGCGGATCGCATCGCGGCAGAAGTTGCTGGCATCAGTGATCCGTTTGTCATCCACAAAAAACTGACTGATGAAATTCGTTCTGCTTTGGATGAGGTCAAGGCGCATGAGTGAGGTGTATCGATCTGCGTTCTTCGCAGGGTTAACGCCGGATCCAGACCTGACGGTTTCAGCCTGGGCTGACGAGTTTCGATTCCTGAGTCAAAAGGCATCGGCGGAACCTGGTCGATGGCGCACAGATCGCACCCCATATCTGCGGGAGATTCTCGATTCATTGTCTCCAAGCGATCCGACTCAGCGCGTGATTTTCATGGCTGGCGCACAGGTTGGAAAAACGGAGACGGGAAACAACTGGTGCGGTTTCATCATCGACATGGCCCCAGGTCCATTGATGATGGTGCAGCCGACTGTGGATATGGCAAAGCGGTTATCGAAACAGCGGCTTGCGCCCATGATCGAGGAGACTCCACGGCTTCGCGGAAAGGTCGCGGACTCAAGATCGAGGGACTCTGGAAACACCATGATGGCGAAGGAGTTCGCTGGCGGGTTTCTGATGATCACGGGGGCCAACTCCGCTGTTGGACTGCGCTCAATGCCAGTGAGGTATCTGTTTCTCGACGAGGTAGATGCTTATCCAGCGGATCTGGATGGAGAAGGCGACCCATGCAACCTCGCTGAACGTCGAACCACTACGTTTGCGCGCCGCAAGATATTCATGTGTTCTACGCCGACGATTAGGGACGCGAGCCGCATCGAAGCCGAGTACATGGCGAGCGACCAGAGGCGATATTTTGTGCCGTGCCCGCATTGCGGAGAGCTTCAACAGTTGGTGTGGAAGAATTTGAAGTGGCAGGACGGCGACCCGAAGACGGTGATCTACGGCTGCGAAGCAAACGGATGCAGCATAGACGAGTCGCATAAGACCGACATGCTCATGCGTGGAGAATGGCGGGCAACCGCACCTAGCGATGGCAAGACTCGCGGGTATCACCTGTCGAGCTTGTATTCGCCGCTCGGCTGGAAGTCCTGGGCTGAAATCGTGGAGGAGTTTTTGCGCGCGAAGGGCGACCCACCGCTACTCAAGACGTTTGTGAACACGATTCTCGCTGAGACATGGGAGGATGAGATCGCGTCGAAGATTGGTGCTGGAGAATTGCAGGATCGCGTCGAGCTGTATCGACCAGGAATGGCACCCTCTGGAGTTTTGACGGTGGTGGCTGGCGTAGACACTCAGGACAACCGTCTCGCGGTCACGGTGGTGGGGTTTGGTGCAGCAGAGGAGGCATGGGTTCTGCGGCACGATGAGATTTTCGGAGATCCTGCCAGACCGGAGGTATGGAATCAGTTGGCGAACCTGTTGTCATCGCCAATTGAGCATGAGGACTACGAAGACGTTCAGATCGCGGCCACCTGTATCGATTCTGGTGGTCACTTCACGCATGAGGTGTATGCGTTCGCGCGCGAGCATAAGAATTTGAACGTTATGGCTATCAAGGGCGTGTCTCTCAAAAACAAGCCGATCCTCGGAAGGCCCACCAAAGTGGATTTGAACTGGCGGCAGCAGACGCTGAAGAACGGAGCCGAGGTGTGGCCTGTCGGCACTGACACTGCGAAGGCGACCATATATTCTCGATTGAAGCTCACTGAGCCTGGGGCCGGTTTTGTTCACTTCCATGCCGCCCTCAACACTGAGTACTTCGATCAGTTGACCTCCGAAAAGCTCAGGACGCGATATGTGAGGGGCTATGCGACTCGCGAGTGGGTGAAGAAATCTGGGTCGCGCAACGAGGCGCTGGACTGTTTTGTCTATGCCTTGGCGGCAATGCAGTCGCTCTATTTTCGCTATAACCGGAAAACCATTTGGGATCAGATGCAGAATAAAATGACACCAAAGCGTTTGACCTCCTCCGGTGCGGCGTTGCAAAACAGCAAGCGTGCCGGTATCGTTCAGTCGAGATCATCGTTTGTCACCAACTGGTGAAAATTTGGAAATCCCTGCCGAAATCGTTCAAGGCAACTCAGTCACATGGCGTGACATCTCAACCCAGGACAATCTGGGGAATGCCATATCGTCTGCTGATTGGACGTTGACCTATTATTTCGGCGGCCCGACCACCCTGAGCGTTGTCTCAACTGCCTACAGCAGTGGCTGGGAAACGACGCTCAGTGCGGCTCAGACCGCAGCCATGAATGACTCGCAAAGCGCGAACTACTTCTGGCAGGCAACCGTTACCAAGGCCACCCAAGTCATTACGATTGGCAGCGGAAGTCTCCGCATCGTCAAAAACCTTGCGACAGCGGTCGCCGGATTTGACGGCAGAACTCAGACTGAAATCGATCTGGCTGCGGTGCAGGCGGAAATTTCAGCGCGCATTTCCGGTGGAACGGCAATCGAATACACCATTGGCACGCGCAGGCTGCGTAAAGAAGACATGGCCGCGCTGTTGACGCTTGCGGCTTGGGGTCGGACCATGTCCGATTGGATCGCAAGCAGTACCTCGCAGGATTCAGAGTCGCGCATGGCGATTCAGACGCTGCGAAACCGCGTCAGGGATCTCGCACGCAACAACGATTACGTGTCGAACGCGCTGCGAGCGATCCAGAATAACGTGATCGGACAGGGTGTTCGCGTTCAGTCTCAGGTATCGCGGGTCCGAGGGCGCGGGGCTGGAAAGCTCGACAGCGCACTCAATCAGTCGATTGAGACTGCCTGGAATCGTTGGGGTCGAGCAGATAGCTGCCACACTGCTGGCAAGCTGTGCTTCTCGGAGATTGAACGCCTTCTGGTGCGTTCTGCTGCCGAATCGGGTGAAGTTTTCGTTCGGATGATCCGCAGACCGTTTGGTCGATCACCGATTCCGCTTTCACTTGAGGTCATTGAGGCTGACTACCTTGATGAGAACTTCAATGGCAGCGACATCATCACCGGCAACACTATCCGCATGGGCGTTGAAGTCGATGAATGGCAGCGTCCTGTCGCGTACCACTTCTGGAAGCTGCACCCAGGAGATTTAGCAACCAGTGGGAGAGCCGCTACTCAGGCGCGGATTCGCGTTCCAGCCGCAGAGGTCATCCATCTGTTCAGAACGGACAGACCAGACCAGACGCGCGGGGTGCCATGGTTCGCAAGCGCGTTGATCCGACTGCGTCACATGACGGGATTTGAGGAAGCCGAGGTCATCGCGGCTCGCGCATCCGCGTGTCAGATGGGCTTTCTTGAGACTCCGGATCCGCAGTTTGAGGGCGAGGAAATCGTCAACGGTGAGCGGGTCAGCAGTTTTGAGCCGGGACAGATTCGGACACTTGCGCCAGGGGAGCGTTTCGTACCGTTTGCGCCGACCCGACCGTCAGGACTGCTCGATCCCTTCATGCGCTACATGCTGCGAGGCGTGAGCGCGGGCGTCGGCGTGTCTTACGAGACGCTGTCGAAGGATTACTCGCAATCCAACTACTCCAGCAGCAGGCTTGCTCTGCTGGATGATCGTGACACATGGCGCACGCTTCAATCGTGGATGATTGAGTCATTTCATCAGCGAGTGTTTGAGGCCTGGCTCGAAATGGCAGTCATGTCGAACACGCTGTCACTTCCTGGTTATGAACTGGATCGGCATCGCTACGAGGATGTCCGGTGGATTCCGCGCGGATGGGCTTGGGTCGATCCAAACAAGGAAATCAATGCCTACAAGACTGCTGTACGAGCAGGCTTTATGACTCTGCGTGATGTCGTTATGCAGAACGGTGGTGACCTTGAGGAATTGCTTGAAACCCGCGCTCGCGAGGTTGAGTTGTGCGACGAGCTGGAATTGATTTTTGATACCGATCCAGAGGTTGTGGACAACGCAGGAAAAGCGCAACCCGCACCAATTGAGGATTCTCCTGACGCGCCAGATGACGCAATGGAAGCGGAAAATGGTTCGACTGAAACAGAAAGCGATGTTGCCTCCTGAGTGAAAAAAAGAGATATTCGCCACATGGATCAGACCAGATTGACATTGCCAGTGATGAAGCGTGCGGTTTCCGCAGAACTTTCTGTGGATGACGATACGCGGATGGAGTTTTCGTTTTCGAGCGAAACTGCGGTTGAGCGGTGGTTTGGAAATGAAGTTCTGTCTCACGATGCAGGCGCCGCCGATCTCAGCAGGCTGAATGACGCGGCTCCACTGTTGTGGAATCACGATCCCAATCAAATCATCGGGGTTGTGGAAAACGCGCGCATTGGCGGCGACAAGCGCGGCTATGCGACGGTGCGATTTGGCACATCGCAGAAAGCGCAAGAAATTCTGAGTGACGTTCGCGCGGGAATCATCCGCAACGTCAGTTTTGGATACCGCATTCTCGACATGGTCGAGGAAAAGCGTTCGGGAGTCCCAACCTACACCGCAACGAGGTGGGTTCCCATGGAAGTGTCCTGTGTCAGCATCCCGGCAGACCCCACCATTGGGATCGGCAGAGATGACTCGCAGGATCCTCGCGAAGTTGTTGTACGTTCTCTTTCTCCTTCCATTTCTGAGGAAAAAACCATGTCCGACGCACCTGTTCCGGCCCCTGCCGTTGACGTTTCGGCGGTGCGCGCCGAAGCAGTCGCTGCCGAGCGCACGCGCATCACCTCGATCCGCGCTCTCGGTGACAAGTTTCAACGCGACGATCTCGCGACCTCCCTGATCGATGGCAATCGCTCGCTTGAGGAAGCCCGCGCAGCTTTTCTGGAAATTGCTGGGGCCAAACAGGTTCCGGTGAGCGGTGGCGTTCAGAGCGGCACTGTTGACATGTCGGATTCCGAAGCACAACGCTACTCCATCGTGCGCGCAATCAACGCCGCATGTTCTGGCGATTGGAGCAAGGCTGGCCTGGAACAGGAAGTTTCGCGGTCGCTGGCGCAGAAAAGCGGTCGCGATACGAACGGCTTTTTCATGCCTCTGAACCTGCGTATGGACACGCGCGCAAGTTACGCGGTTGGCGCCACGGGCACTGGCGGCGCTACCGTTGCCACCGATCTGCTTGCGGCATCGTTCATTGAGGTTCTCCGCAACCGGGCGATGATCATGCAGATGGGTCCGACGATGCTGTCGGGCTTGGTCGGCAACGTCGCGATTCCGCGCCAGATCACCGCGACTACGACCTACTGGGTTACTGAGGCAACGGCAATCACGCAGGCTGAAGCCACCTTCGACCAGGTTACCCTGAGTCCGAAGCAACTCGGCGCGCGCTCGCAGTACTCGCGCCTGATGCTCCAGCAGGCTACGCCGGACATCGAAACCATCGTGCGTAACGACCTCGCGCGCGTGATGGCTCTCGGAATCGATTCTGCTGCTATCAGCGGCAGCGGCGCTTCCGGCCAGCCGCGTGGCATTCTGAACACCAGCGGCATTGGCTCCGTAGCAATGGG